GCCAACGGCATGAAGCTGGGCGACGTGGCGCAATCGATGTGCATCCACGACAATAAGGGCTGGGTCGTGGTGAACAATTCCCACGTGATTTTCGCCATCGACCTCAATACGTTCAAAGAGGTGGGCCGTATCACGAACCTGACTTCGCCGCGCTATATCCATTTCCTC